AGTGCTCCATAAACTCAACCACATCTAAAGCATACGCCTCAGCAACCTCATTAGGTAGCTTGCGATAGCCTAAGTTAAATGGCCTGCTGTAGAAGTTGCTTGGCTCAATGCCATTTCTACCTATACCGCCTACTATGGCCCAAGCCGTTTGGTCGTAAGTCTGGAACTTACCCCTGTTATCTCTGAATTGTATTCGCCTGTTTTGTACCCACTCCCTTATAGGGGAGAAGGGTGGGTTTTTACCTGCCTTACGGCCCTTATCTACCCACTCACCATATTCCTCCATCAGGAAGTCAAAGGAGAAGCTATTAGGCATTGCTTTTACATCATACCCTAGCGAGTCGTATAAGCCCTTTGTTACATTCTTTTTTTTGCGTGTTAGGTTCTTTCTGGACTCCTTAACAAGGTACTTTCCAAACTTAGCCAATGCCGCCTCTGTGTTCTGCTTTTGCATTAACAGATGTTACTAGGGTTAATGGTCTCTATCTCAAGTGTTACTTTCCAGCCACACACATTAGCCTCCATATCCTCATCAAAAGGCTCTGCTACAGGGTCATTAGTCAACCTAAAGTAAGCATCATAATCTGCACCCCTACGGAAGGTGGCTAGGAACTCACTTATAGTAGCTAGTGTCCTATGGTAGATATCCTGCTTCATCATATTGCCCTCAAATAAATCCTTAGGCCCCTTGCTGTAATCCACTACATCCATTACCAATAAGTCAAACTCATAGGTAATTGTCCGCTCCTCTAAGGTCGCATTACCTGTAATAAAATGGGCCATAGGGTACATATCCTGCTTCCTGAAATCCACATCAAAGATGTTGCCCCAGCTTACCTGATTTATTTGGTCGCTGGCATTTGCTGCATTATGCAGCGCTTCTGTAATTTGATAATATCCCTTCTTCATATAATTAAAAAACCCTATTGCATAAAATTAAGATAAAAAAAGGAGGGCCACCACAGCCCTCCTAACCAAACCAGTGTAGTAACCACACTACACACCCAATATATTTTCGTACTCATCATCGCAAGTACAACTTGCCTCCTCGCACTCGTGGCAGCAGTTGCACACCCAACTATCATCGCAATACTCAAAACAAATGCCGCACTGCTGTGCTTGGTCATTCTGGTAATCCATTAACTCTCTATCTAGGTAATCCATTATACCGCTACACTTTTAATGTTATCAACTACATAATCATATAATGCTACCCAAGCAAGTTGCGTAATGTTATCAATGCGGCCCAGTTCGTTATCCTCCCAGTCCCAGTAGCGCAATGCGCCTATTATATCTAAGCAGTCTGTGTAGTACATAACTGCGTTATCTATCTCGTGGTGTATATACTCCCACTTATCGCTAGGGTTGTCTGTTTTAAGGTTAGCCTCTAATTCGTTTAAAAAATCTTGTTCATCAAATGTGCTCATTGCTCTGTTTGTTTAAAGGTTGTCTCTTTCTGCATTGGCTAATATCATTTGACTAGTTCTAGCAATGCCAAACTGAATGCCAAACCTATTAAATTGCTCTCGGCAAAACTCCATTACATCACTGCTGTCCCAATCAAGCTGGTTGCCATGCTTATCAGTTACTGGAAACCATTCATTGCACCAGTTATCGCCCATAAATGTTACCCAAGCCATTTCGTGTTCTAGGTTAATTGAATTTTTCATTGCTCTTGTCTTTAGTGGTTATTGTTTCAACACTCCAAAGGAAAGAAAATTTAGTTATTGACAAAACTTTCTTAATAATTATTTTGATTTTTTTTTGAGAGGGCCTTTTCCACCTCAAGTTTATCTATCTCAAACTCTAAGAATGTAAGGCACTGCCTCAGGGGCAGCGTTGTTATTTCATCAACCTTGAGTAGATTCCCTCCAGCGATTTGATAGATAGCGCTATACCAGCCCCACTTTCTAGAGAAGTTGCTTTGGATGTCGAGCGTTGGCTCTCCATCTCCTGCTGGCTCCCCAAAGATTGTAGGGTAGCTATCTGCAATTTGATTTCTAAACGATAAAAAAAAAGCAGGCAACCTAAGAAAATGTCTGCCCCTAACTCCTGAAATGTTTGTCCTGTGTGCCTATCAGGCTCATAAGCCTCTATACTATGCCTACCATACATCTGCTTAGTAATAGGTCTATACAATACACCTAACACCTTTTCAGCATACTTATAAGGCTCCTTTAGGTATTCCTCCAAGTCAACATACTCACCTAAACTTATATCCTCTAGTTTTGGGTGGAAGCCGTACTCTACGCCCCTATGCTTAAATGTTTTTACAAGTGCTGGTTTCTCATTTAGCACTACAGCCAGTTGCTGCTGTATATCCTCCAAGTCTACCTTACGCATACCCTGCTGCTGTGCAGGGGTTAGCCCACAGAAATGGTATACCGCTAACTCATCACTAGTATCCTCTGTAGTCATTAGCATAAACTTTTTATAGCGCTCCAATGTGATGTCGCTTAGGCTTTCTGGTATTGTAATGCTAACGGATTGTGTATCTCCCATAATTCGGCTTGCTTAGTTTATTCCATACCCCATAACGCAGGGCATCTATTGCGTGGTTGTATTTGTCTTCAGGTTTATTAAGTAGGTTGCCATTCTTATCCTCAAGCCACTTATAATTCTCCATCTCTTTAGTTAGGTTGCTGCCATTTACATGCAGCTTGTAGCGCTTAAGCATATCAATACCTGCATTAACACTATCAGCACCCTTAGCAGTAGGCTTAACATTAAAGCCCATCCTATGTAACTCCTCAATACTTTTAGGCTCACTACTATCAGCAAATACCTCATCATACCTGCCTACCTCAAATTTAGTAAACATTTGTGATAAGTCCTGATTAGTTAGGTTGGTGCTATAAAGCACCTCTTGGAAGTACAGGTTATCGCCCCACTGGTAGCAGGCTACTAATGCACTAGGGTCATTGGTAAAACCAAAGTCAAGGCCATAGGATAGGAACTTAGCTTGTGGTGGTAGCTGCTGGTAGGTAGTAAACTGGAAGACTTGTGCTCGGTTGGTGCCCCTCTCACCTAACCCATACACACGCCAGTAATGCTCATCTGTTTGCTTAAGGCGTTCTATCTCTGCTACAATGGTAGCATCTAGGAAGGGGTTGTCCCTGTAAGTAGTTTGATAAAAGTCTGCATCCTCTCTAGGTATGACCCTATCGTATATCCAGTGGAAACTATCTGAAGGGTTATAGTCAAGTATTATCCTGCCATTGGTACGGAATACAATTTGTTGCCAATCCTCAAAGGTCAATTCATTAGCCTCATTCAGGAATGCCAAGTCCCTTTTACGCCCCCTAATCTTTTGGGGTTGGTCCAAACTAACAAACTCAACCAAGTTGCCGTTTAGTATGTACTCGCTGTTAGACTTGTTGTGATAGTCCTCGTTATACAACTCGTGCTGCTTGAGTATATCAAAAAAGTCCCTCATAACTGAGCTGCGCACAGCAGGGAATGTCTTGCGTGCTATTGTTATGGTTTGTCCAGTATGCTTGGCGCAATAATGGAATATAATCCACAGCAGAATGTTGTATGTCTTACCAGAACGAGTACCGCCCTGCTCAACTACAATTTTCTTTTTACTGCGCTTAAGGTGTGTGTACACCTTGTTGACTCTAATCTTGGTCATCTACCTCCTCAACCTCAAAGGTCTTTAAGCCCTCGTGTTGTATCTCTTGGCGCTCAACATAACCACGCTTCTTACCTTTAGTCTTTAAATAGAATATAGTTGATGTAGGGTTACCTCCTTTAATTTGCTGATGCAGTTGACTTTCTGCAAAATCAATAGCAACATTTTCAATATCATTTACTGCCCTCCTATACTCAGGGTCGCTATCCATCCAAAGGTAGTGTGTGGTGCGTCCTACGCCCACTGATTTGCAAGCTGAGGTTACCACCCCTAAACTTTTTTCCAATGCCTCTAGCATTGCCTTTTTATGTTGTTCAGTCCTGTCCATTTGTTTTTTCTCTAAACTTGTTATATATTGTCATCAGTTATGCGGTAGTAGTGTAATAGTAGCACATCTAGCATCCAGCTAGAAGGTGAGGTGCAAATCCATCCTACCGCTCTAAGTAGCCCT